GATAACGTTATTATTATTAATCAGTCCCCTTAGCTTTGCTGGGGATAACTCTACTACGATTATTACAAAAGGAACAAATAATCAAATTACTACTAAGCAAGTAGGTAATGGTAATATTACTACTATTCTTTGTGGAGCAAACTCAGGAGGAACTATAACAGGAGCTTCCTATAGCGCTCATAGCTGCACAAATGCTGTATGGAGCAGTACTGTAGAAGGCAATAGTAATACAGTTAAGATGTATACTGTATGGTCAAACAATATAGGAAACTCTTCTACTGTAACTATAGACGGTAATGATAACTATGCATATATTGACCAAGATGAAGACGACAATGTAGTAACTATTACTCAAACAGGTAATGATAATCATGCCGAGGCTTTAGGCTCTGGAGACGACAATGTTTATTCAACTACTCAAACAGGAAATAACAAGTATAGCAAAATATTCTTTTTCGGTGATGATTCTGATATTACTGTTAATCAGTATGGGACTGGCCAACATAATTCTTATATTTATGGAAATGGCGGTGCGCACAATAACTCGGTAAGTGTTACTCAGTATGGTAGTGGTAACAAAGATGCAGATATATTCTTTTACAACTCTGATAATGAAGTAGACTTAACACAATATGGAACAGGAGCTCACGTAGCAAATATGAAATTCTATACAACAGGGTATGATGTAGATGTAACCCAACTTGGGGCCACAAATCAAACATATACCGCAACTTTCAATTGCACAGCTGACTGCACAAAAACTATATCTATCACACAACAATGAAACATTTAATTAGCTTTGCTATAGCAGCATCCTTGCTAGGACTTCTTATCTGGAATCCTTACCCTTTCAAAATACTTGAACTAAGTACATTCGATTACTTAATGTCAAAATCCCCAACAATTCAAAATGAAAATATACTTCTTGTCGACTTAGATGAAGAGATAGTAGAAGCTTACGGAGGATACCCTCTGCCAAGAAGTTTATTTGCCAGCATGATAGAGAGTACAGAAGGAGTATCTGGACTAACTTTATTAATGCCGGACCCTGATTTAAGAGACAACAGAAATGACTATAAGTTAGCATCTGCTATGTCAGTTAAACCAACCGTGTTAGCTTATGCAGCTTCCACTCAAGCAACAGAGTCAGGGCCTCACGTAGGTACAGCTCAATTAGGGGAGAATCCATTACCATGGCTATTGAACTATCCGGGAATTTTACGACAACTATCGATCTTACAACTAAACGCAGGGGGCGTAGGCTTAATAAACTCAAGTCCAGAAATAGACGGCGTCGTCAGGCGCATGCCAGTAGTCGTAGGAAGCGGAGATAAACTATATCCAAGTTTTCCACTTGAAATGTTAAGAGTAGCAGTAGGTGACCCGAGCTATCAAATTAAGACTAATGAAACAGGAGTAGAGTGGTTAAGGATACCTAATTATCCAAATATAAACACTGATGCAAATGCACGAATATGGATTCAACAAAATGTAAAATTTTATAGACAAACTGCATCACAGTATATGCAAAATCCAATACCAGCACCTTTTGTTATCTTCGGGGTTACAGCAGAAGGAGTAACTAACCCAGTGCCCACAGCACAAGGAGCTGTATATCCGCACGAAATTCAAGCAAATGTTCTCCACTCTTTGATAGAGGGAAACAGTCCATCCATCCCGACATGGAATGTAGCAGTAGAGTTAGGAGCCGCCCTTCTAGCTCTACTATTACTTTCGATTACTGCATCTCGTATATGGCTATCAGTTCCAGTCTTAGCAATTACTATTGGAGGGCTTATTTACTTTACGCTGGAAATGTGGAAATCTTCTTACTTGGTTGACGTTTCTGGAACTATTTTTGTCAGTTTTGTTTTCTGGGCAGTCATAACTTTCAGGAATTTCATTACGCAATATTTGCTTCGATTACAAATTAAACAACAATTTGGCACGTACGTTAGTCCGGCCTTGGTAAAAAAATTACAGGACGACCCCACATTGCTGAGATTGGGTGGGGAGACTAAACGACTCACTTTTCTTTTTTCAGATATTCGAGGATTCACACCAATTTCCGAAAAATACCAAAAAGACCCTCAAGGTCTTACTCATTTAATTAACCGCTTTTTAGACAATCAGACTGAAATAATTTTGAAACATGAAGGCACAATAGATAAATATATGGGAGATTGCATCATGGCTTTCTGGAATGCTCCCTTAGATGTAGAAGAACAAGAAAGAAAAGCCACAGAGTGTGCTATTGAAATGAGAATAGCATTAGGAGAATTAAATGAAAAACTCAGGGAAGAAGGCCTTGACGAAATTAACACAGGGGCTGGAATCAACACAGGACCATGTGTTGTTGGAAATTTTGGGTCTAGTACTCGTTTCGACTATAGCGTACTTGGTGATGCCGTTAATCTAGCTGCTCGTTTAGAATCCTCTTGTAAAGAATATGATGCGGATCTTATCATATCGGAACACAGTTTAGTTGACGGTTTCGATTACGAGTTCCTAGCAGAAGTTACGGTAAAAGGAAAGACCGAACCAGTTAAAATATATACCATCAGAAAATAGTTCTTGACTTTTAGCTGTGATTTTGGTATAATTATTGAAAGAACAAAAAGTTCAAGAAATTACGGGAGTAAACATGGATGTCAACGAGGTGGCCGCAGAATTAGCAAAACATGAAGCGGTATGCGCTGAAAGATGGAAAACTATCTTCAACAAGATAACAGATATGGAAAAAGGTGCGGATGGAAGATTCACCAATATGGACAACCAAGTCTCAAGAATAGAAACAATACTTATTAGCGTATCAGGTACTTTAATAGTTGCTGGCGCTGGCATAATATGGACTATGTTCTCAATGCATAGCTAGGAGAAATAATGAAAAAAGATTATCAAACAAAAGATATAAAAGCTACAAAAACAAAAGGTAGCAGCGAAATTAGAGAGGAAAAAGATGGACTTTTCTACTTTGACTATGATGGCGAAACTCATGGGTTTACAAAACATGAAAATGCTGAAATAGCACTAAACCGACTCAAAGGAGAATAGATGTCAAACTCAATAGAAGAAGCATTGAAAAATGCAGTTAAGCAAGTAGAATCAGGAACAGTTCAAGAAGGCAAAGGGTCCGAAGCAGAAGCTTCCCCACTGTCAGCAAGAGTAAAAAGACTACTTGCAAGAAAAACAAATCTTCAAAGAAAGAAAAGACAACATTTACCTAAACGCTTAAGATAAGTGGAAAAACAAACACCTGAACAAAGGTATGAAATTTGCAAGAAATGTCCTAACTTAAACAAGTGGAAGGTTTGCAAAGTTTGTAACTGTTTTATGCCCCTCAAAACAAAGATTAGATGGGCAGAGTGTCCTGAGGAAGTACCTCGTTGGACTTAGGAGTATATAATGGCACTAACTGCTAAACAGAAGAAACTACCAAAAGCTTTACAACAAGCTATTTTGAAAAAAATGAAAAAGAAAGGTAAAAAGAAAAAGGGTGGAAAAAAGAAACGTTCAAGAGGCTAAACCTCTCCCAGATTACATAATTTGGTTATTTTATTTTAGAAAATTAAATAAAGTATGTCCCTGGTCATATAACTCATTTTTATCAGGTACTACAAATTTTGTCGATTACAGCGAAGACTTACTACTAGAAAATGAGACTAACTGGAATCAACAATCATGGGAGGTGATTATCTATCTAATGGGTGATGACTATACTCTTGACGACATGGACGCTATCACAGAACATAGAAATGAAGTCCAAAACACTTGTGAATACTTATGGTCACACCCATCTTTTTCAAAAGGTGGCAACAACCAAGCCCCGAAGCGTATAATTATACAGCAAGACAGGGCAAGACTGATGGAACTAAGACATGGCAAGAAAAAGGAAAGCAGCTAAGAAAAGACCTGTACCTACAAACCCAGCACTATATGCAAGGGTAAAGGCAGCAGCAAAAAGAAAATTTAAGGTCTATCCGAGTGCATATGCAAACGGATGGTTAGTAAAAACATATAAGCAACGTGGCGGTAAATACCGAATGGGCGTTGCAAGGAAAAGGAAAAAATGACAACTTGGTTTAAAACTAAACTAACACAATTATTAAATATAGTCACAGGGAAAGATAAGAACTGGGACGGGTCAGTAGATATCAAAGACAAATTGATAGCAGCTGAACAGAAAGCAAAAAATGGCTAAACCTAAAGGCGGATTATCAAAATGGTTCAAAGAAAAGTGGGTAGATATATCTAGACCCAAGAAAAAAGGTAAGTATCAACCTTGCGGAAGAGGTAAAGCAAAAACCTCACGAAAAGGATACCCAAAGTGTGTGCCTTTAGCACGTGCAAGAACAATGAGCAAAGCTCAGAAAAGGTCGGCAGTTCGCCGTAAGAGGGCAGTACCTCAGGGCGTTGGTGGAAGACCCACTAACGTACGTACTTTTACTAAACGGAGACGTCGAAAAAAGAAGTAAAACAATGAATAGTCTAACTTATGAAATAGAGAAAGTATTAGATTTATCACAACGATTAAAAACAGCAGTTCAACTGGAACTAGAGTACGGTTGTAGCTTGCAAAAATTATTAAATTTACCGAGAACCGCAAATAATAAGGTTCTCATTAATAGGCTAATAAGCCAAAGTACTCGCTAAGAGTAGATAGGAATTAAAAATGGCAAGACAAGGCGGATTTTTAAGCGGACCAAGCGTCCACTCAACTTCCAAGCTAAGAAAGCATGTATTGAAAAGAGGTTTAACTCGTGATTTAAATGCAGCAGCAGGAACTTATGTTAACACTAAGTCTCCAATGTCCACACCAGGTGGATTTTACGGGGCAGCTCCAAAGGCAGTAGGACCAAGATTTGGTAAGACAGTCAATCCTAAGAGAGCAAAGTTTGGAAAGAAAACACCTTCTACTTTATTGACGAGAAGGAGAAGAAGATAATATCTTAGAACGAATAAATAAACTTATGAAGTCGGGTAGACTCGACAAAGTAGTAAAGAAATCTTTACTAACAAGGGATGAAAATGGCACTAACAGACGCAGAAAAAGGAAGGCTAAAACGAGCAGGACTTAGCGGACTCAATAAACCTAAGAAGACTCCCAGCCACAAGACTAAGAAAGCTGTAGTAGCCGTAAGAGTCGGTGGTAAAATAAAGATTATTAGGTTCGGAGCCCAAGGCATGGGTCACAACTATAGTCCAGAAGCAAGAAAAAGTTTCAAAGCGCGACACGCAAAGAACATTAGAAAAGGAAAATCTTCCGCTGCTTACTGGGCAAACAAAGTTTTCTGGGCAGGCCCAGGAGGCTCAAAGAAGAGACCACCAAAGTCTCAAAAAAGAACATTAGGATTAAAACGAAGGAGAAAATAATGACAACTGCAAACGGAACACGACTATGGCTTGAAGAAGGTATAGTACATGCAGGAAAGTTACTACAAGATTTGATAAAAGCAGAAGAGTTTAGAACTTTATCCCCAGCGGAAAAGAAAATTAAACAAGTATCTGCAACTTATTGTTATCTTTATACTAAATTACAAGAATTAGACCTTCTAATAGATGACGAAGACACCTTATTCCCAGACGAGACATTGCATTGATAGAAATTAGCCGTAGCGACATAGTTAGTAACTATCTAATGGACTTGGAACAAGAGTCACGATTCATTAAACTCCCTATAATGGAGTACCTTGAATTATTAGGAATAGAACCTAATACATCACAGAGAGCAATTATAAATGCTATCAATAATCCAAAATATCGTTTTGTATGCGCGGCTATTTCACGTCGCCAAGGCAAAACATATATTTCAAACATAATAGGGCAGTTAGTTTGTTTAGTACCTAACAGTCATGTACTATTAATGTCTCCAAACTATTCATTATCTCAAATATCATTTGACTTACAAAGAAACTTGATTAAGCACTTCGACTTAGAAGTGCTTAGAGATAACGCAAAAGATAAAGTTATAGAACTATCTAACAATTCTACTATAAGAATGGGTTCCATAAACCAAGTAGATTCAGTTGTTGGTAGAAGTTATGACTTAATCATATTCGATGAAGCAGCTCTAACAGATGGAAGGGATGCCTTCAATGTCGCACTAAGACCTACACTAGACAAAGAAAACTCAAAAGCAATCTTTATATCTACTCCAAGGGGTAGAAATAATTACTTTGCGGAATTTTATTACAGAGGTTTCAGCGAAGAGTTTCCTGAATGGTGCTCAGTGAAAGCAACTTACCACGAGAATCCTCGTGTAGCAGAATCAGATATTATAGAAGCTAGAAAGACGATGTCTGAGAATGAGTTTGCCCAAGAGTATATGGCAGACTTTAATGTTTACGAAGGTCAAGTATGGGCTTTCAATCATGAGAAATGTATAGCAGACTTGTCTGAAATAGATGTAAGTAATATGGATGTATTTGCAGGCCTTGACGTAGGGTATAAAGATCCTACAGCTTTCTGCGTTATAGCATACGACTGGGACAAAGAGAAATACTATCTTATAGATGAGTATATGGACTCAGAAAAAACAACAGAACAACATGCGGTTCAGATTCAAAAATTAATTCATAAATGGGACATTGATTATATTTATATTGATTCTGCAGCTCAACAAACAAGATACGACTTTGCACAAAATTATGATATCAGTACTATAAATGCCAAGAAATCCGTACTAGATGGAATCGGACATGTAGCTACTGTAGTTGATAACGATGAAATAATAGTTGATCAAACTTGCAAAGAAGCACTTATCTCATTGGACCAGTATCAATGGGACCCTAACCCTAATTTATTAAAAGAGAAACCAAAACACAATATGGCATCCCATATGGCTGATGCTATGCGATATGCGTTGTATACATTTGAAACTACAGCCACATCGTTCTAACAAGACCTACAAAAAACAGTTCTTGACATTTGCTGTATGTTTTTGGTATAATTCTAATTAAGAGTAGAAATATGAATTTCAAAAGAGATTTAGTTAAATACGTACGAGACAAAGCGAAATCACAATATAAT